TTGAAAGTAATCCAGCACCCATAGAACCAACGGCTCCAAGAACACCGCTAATCATACCAGCCTTTGCTTGCTGGTTGGCGATTTGGGCTTGCATCTGCTCTTGTCTATTAGCCGTTATTAATTGAGCGTTGTACTGCGATTCTGGCTGGAAGAGTTTAGCACCAAGACCAGAGTTATAAGTACCTGCCTGTCCAATCATACCAGTCGCAGAAACAGCACCAAGTTGGTTCATCAGAGGCTGACCATACATCGACATCGCCTGTTGAGCATTCTGAGCCCCAAGTCCATAAACACCGCTGGCGAATTGTCTGGCTCTATCTTCTCTGGCGTTTGCAAGGTTATATGAGTTCAGAACCTCAGCCGCAATCGCTTGGTTGCCCATCTGCATACCCCTAGCCGCCATAGCCGCCCGAGCAGAGCCTTGAGCCATACGAGTCTCTTGGTCGCTAAGATTACGCCCACCAGCAAGCCCAGTAGCCGCCTGTGAAGCCATAGTGCTGTACAGACCAGCCGTAGTGGGGTCTAGCGTGGCATTGTAGGCGTTTCTAGCCTCAGCCCCAAGCCCAGCATAGACTCGACCCTGCGAAGCCAGCATTTGGTTCTGTAGGAGTTCAGATTGAGGGATAGCCTGTCCGTAAAGGGCGTTGATGTTGCCCATAGCCCCCATAAGATTCTGCTGTTGCAGTTGTTGCCATTGAGGGGTGTACTGCCTCTCAAGATTAATTAAGTTCCCTTGGATGCCAGCCTGTGCGTCTAACGCTGACTGCATTTCGCCCATATAGGAGCGTGGTGCTGGTGCTTTAATTTTGCTTCCCATTGTTATATAGTATTTAAAAGGTTAATATATTTGTTAGGCAGTTCACGGATTTTGCCGTTCTGCATTCCGACTTTCTTTTGATATTCCCAGTTAGGAAATCTCCTCTTGAAGTCGGTAACGAGAGTTCTACGGGCTTCTGGCGTTGTAGCCATCCAGTCCATAATGCACAGAGGGTGCATTCCTTCTAGTTTAAAGTCAACTACTTCAGAGAACTTGCATAGGTCATCCTCCGTAGGTGTATTGTTCTTTACTGGATAGGCAACGCCAAGACCAGTAAGTTCCTTGTTTTCCCAGACCTCAAATAGATATCCAAAATAGGAAGACCAGCGGAGATATGTTCTTAACTCAATGTCGTCAAACCCAAAGCATACACGCTTGCCCGAATCTCTGCGGGAAAGGATGAATGCTATTTGTTTGTCGAATATCAAGAAAGTTTAGTGATTTTAGATGTAAAAACAACCTCCTGCGTACCGACAGGGGCGACAAGTGCATTAGTGTTGCCAACAACATTAGCATAGTACTGAATGCTGATATTAGATGTTGTTGATAGGGTAAAGACAGCGTAAACAATGGATGTTCCGTGAGAGTAGTCATTACAATAAGTTGTTGTTCCAATCTTAACAACAGAAGATGAGGTGTTATTGTAAACCCTAGTCACAACACCACCACTACCACCATTACTCTGAATAGATGACTCTGCCTCAATAACATAAGTACCCGCTGTAAGAGTTATTGTTCCTGTTCCTGTGCTGGATAGCGTACCTGTGAACGAAGCGGCATTAACAACAAAAGCCGTAGACTCATTAATGGTATTGTATGGGATATCAGTCCAAGCACTTGGGGTTAATGTGTAGGTTGTTCCTCTTGTAAGTTCACGGGTAAGAACAGCAACCTTAAGAGCCGTTGATGACCAATCAGAACCATTGTAAGTTTCTGCGGTTGCTAGTGTTGAGTTAAATCTCGTGTCTCCAGCAACTGGAGTAGCAGGGCGTTGGGCTGTTGTGCCTACAGGAAGTTTGATTGCACCTGTATATGCAAAAACAGTTCTTGATAAGAAACTTATATCTCCATTTGGTGCATTTAATCCAATTCCTAAATTTGATGTAGAGAGTTGAATTCCAGAATGAGTAATTATGTCAATGTTTGAGCCTACTGTTGCGTTATTTTGAAGTTTAATGTTAGGGGCATTAAGTCTAACTTCAGTAAAAGGTGCTATAGTAACACCACCAATAGGATTCAATATATTTCCTACGACAATATCATTTCCTGTAGATAAGGCATTCTTAAGTTGTGTTTTCTTTAGCAAACCAGCGGCATCAACAATAAGCGTGTACTCATTGCCAGTAAGCGTTGTGAAATTGGCTTGAGCAGTAATCGCTGATGGGTCAAGCGTAGCAGAATCTATCATTCCGTTAAGACCAGCCGCTGTGACGATTTCGCCAGCAACCCACGGAGGGCTTTTACCATTGTTAATTTGTGGCATATTATTTCTTTGAGATTAAGTTTTTGCTCTTTTGGCTAGCATAGGCATAGACAGAGCGAATGAAAGGTCGGAAGTTTCCTATGAACTGAAATCGAAGTCCAGTACCAAATTTTCTAATTGGTGTTCTTCTGGTTTCGTCATTGTCGGTTGGAGATGTATAGTCATCAATCAAGGCATAGGAATCCTCGTTTGTGACATCGACATAGGTAGCGACTTCTGAGCCAATCTGGAAATCAAAGTCTATTTCGGCTGAACTGAATCGCTTGTCGTTAAATGAGCCGAATGTATATCTTCTTGTCTTAAGGGACGAATCAATTGTCACGGGCGTAAACGCCAATGGCTGGAGTCTTGCACCCTCTGTATCAAGTTTAAATGCAGGGTCGTTTAATTTAGGCTTACCTAACTGCAAGCCATATTCATCGTAGTCGAGTTCTTCGGTCAAGAAGATGCCCTCGTTAGAATCGATTATAAACAGCCGTCTGATGTTGTCCTTCTTGGCTACGATGAAGTTGAAAACATCTATCCCAGCAGGGTAAGTGTCAACAGACTCCCAAGCATTAAGGATGAAGTTGTAAATAAGAACGGCATTGTTCTTGTCAGAGTTATCAAGAGGGACAGCGAGGTAATAACGATTATCCCAATAAACAGCCACAGAACGATAAGCGTAAGTTCTATTGATTCGCTTAATGACATCGTTTATAGGTGCTGAGATTGGCTGGGCTGAGGTCAGCAAACGCATCGCCTCGTTAGAGCCGACCTGCGTTGGGTTCATTGCGTACACCCCGTTATCAGACAAGAAGATTATGCCTCCGTTGGCTTGCACCACGCTACGCTTGGCAATGCAACCAACATCCGTGACAAGCGTCTTGATGAAGCAGTCGTTTGACAGGGCATCCCCAGTCACATAGCGACCAACACCTGTGTTCACATAGAACACGCTGTGACGCATAAAGACTGTGAATTCGTTCAGCGTCCAAGGGGCGATGGCAACCACCTCATCATTACCCCCGTTGTTGAATGTGAATGTATCCAGCAAGTCCCAATGCTCGTAATCAAGATAATTGCTTACGCAGACTGTATCCCTGTTTCTTGCTGTATTAGGGTCGCTATGATATTTGCCTTGTGCAACAAGCCTATTGCCGTAATAAAGCAGTTGTGAGCAGTTTGGGAATTCGTGACCAGTAGCAGAGCCGCTAGGCATTACTGTTATACTAGTAGCCATATCCCAGACCAGAGGACGCTTGCTGTATCCTCTTGTGATGAACACCTTGTCTATCGCTTGAATGACATCACATCCATCGCTTGTCGTGATAGTCTCGCCAGACGGGAAAGAGATAGGTAATGAAAGTATCTCAGTTTGTGGGTTATAATACCACAGTTTATCGGTAGTGACTAGGACTATGATTTCCTGCCCAGTTGACGAGATATAGGTGCAAGAACCATAGATATCTAATCCTATGATAGACCCTGTTGTTTTACGCTGAAGACCACGCCTAGGGGTAGCAACGCCTCTATCTAAGCGGTAGTTGATTGACTCTGAGACATATCCCTCTGGCAATGACGATGGATTATCACGACTGTTTAAGCCAATGAATCCTTTGTCACCATCACGAAGATATGTTCCATTTTCAGCCATTAGTCTTTAGATTTTAACTTACGAAGCAGTTCTTTTCCAGCATCAACTTTTGATGAGTTTGCGTTTTTAATGCCAGCATAGAATCCTCCAACAAAGATAATAGCGGCAATCGTAAGATATATAAGTAATTCAAACATATTAGGAAATAATCCAATAATTAGAGGCAACTTTTGTGAAAAAGAATTGCCCAGTTGTTGAGGAACTAATACCAGAAGAAAATAACGAACCAACAACAGTAGGACTTCCCATTAATGTTGTTGAAAATGATATACTAGTTCCACCAACAGTATTATCAACGACAAACATTATAACGCTTCCAATAGGAATATTTGCGGTTCCATCATCAGGGAATGTTATTGTTAACGGAAACCCTCCACCTCCACCATTAGGGCAATAAACAATATTGTTTGCATCTGATACAGCCAATGTATAAGAACCAGACAAAGTGTTTATTGACTTAGCAACAGAAGGTGCTGTTGTTAATATTGTCGAATCTGAGAATGTTATTCCAGTAGCAGAAACAGTAACTCCAGAACCAGTTCCATCCTGCATACGCAATGTATTTGCAGATGAGTCGTATTTAAACGAATAATATCCAGAACCCATTGAGTAACCATTAAAGTTACCAGTAAGGTCAATATTTGTAACAGAAAGACCAGCAGATGTAATATATCCAAGGCCAGAAATATATGAAGTAAGGTCTGTTTGGTCTGTAACAGTTCCTGTTATAGAACCCCAAGCAACACCACTACCACTACCACCTGTTGCAATAGCCCAAGCACCATTTTTGCGGACATATTCGTTTCCGTTTGATGGAGCATCAGTAAGGTAAGAACCAATCGGCTGATAAGTGCTTGCGGCAGTAGAAACAGTCAAATACGAAGACATACCAGAAATGGTCTGATATGTGCTACTAGCCGATGATGTGGTTAAATAACCGCTGATAGATGCCCCAGCAGGAATAGTCACAGTTCCAGTAAATGTAGGACTTGCCTTTGGAGCATAGGTAGTGCTAGCGGCAGAAGTTGTCAGATATGAAGACATTCCTGCTTGCGTCTGATATGTGCTTGATGCCGTTGCAGTTGTCAAATAGGAACTCATACCAGCCTGAGTCTGGTAAGTGCTGGAAGCCGTAGCGGTAGTAAGATAACCGCTAATGCTAGCACCTGCTGGGATTGTAACAGTCCCTGTGAATGTAGGGCTAGCCTTCGGAGCATAAGTGCTACTTGCTGATGCAGTAGTCAAATATGACGCAGAAACCCAAGTTTGTAGGGCAAGCGTTCCAGCGTTTATTTCGTCTATCTTGGCTTGAGAAATCTCATTGCCAATTTCGACTACATTTGCGGGAAGATTAGGGCTGAGACTGACAGGCATATAGGTGCGTTAGAAGTGTTGTAATAGAAGTCGAAATGTCGCATTACACCATTGAGTACGCAAGATGCACAGGCGTAGTCACAGCGGAAGCCACGACACGGATTGTGCCATTATAGTTGTCGATATTGAAGAAAGTTGCTGGCTGAAGGACGATGCCTGTCGTATCAGTAGCGGAAAGAATGACAGTAATAGTAGCCGTAGAAGATTGATTCTGAATAATAGTGCTAATACGCTTTTCGTGAGGAGCCGCCGCCGCCAGAAGAGTAGTAATAGATGTTCCGATGTTTGTAGTCGAATGTGTGAACGACTTGAGGAACGGAGAGGATGTTTGAATTATTGACATAAATTAGTAAGTGTTTCTCATATTGATTTTACCAAACTGACCTTGTTGACGGAGGAACTTGTCATATTCTTGCTCAAGAACCTGCGTTGCCTTGCTTTCGATTACTGTAGCCTCATTAATCATAGTTTCAGAGACATACCAGTTAGCCGCAGAACCCCAAGCAAGGAATGAGCCAAAGATGTATGGTATTTCAATTTTCTCCCAGAGAGTGGGATGTGTATTTGGATTCTGACCAGCCGTAGTTGATGAGGCCAAGCAGATATAGAAATTGCCGTTATGAGGTTTTCCAGCAACAGGGGTTTTTGAGCCTGTTCCAGAGCCAGAATCAAAGTATATTTGACTACCTTGATAATACGGGATTGTAGCGACATAAGGGTCGCCAGTAAGTGAAGGGCATTTAAGCCTGTATTGATAAGTACCTGTAGCAAGTATGCTAGGCAGGATGATTCTGATTTCAGAACCAGTATTGTAAATCTGATAATCTATCTGGACTGCTCTGGATGTATCCTGTGGATTCATATTCCAGATTCCTAAGATTTCAGACGCATCAGCAGAAGGAACAAAGTAGTTCGTGCCGCTTGTGTCTTGTGTTGTGATGAAGTCGTCCAGACGGCAGACCTCAAACCAGTTATTTGATTCCCAAGCCTCACGCAATCTAGCGTGGGCGAAGTCACGGAACTGGGCGAATGTTTCGTCCGTGATGTTGTGGCGGTCATTACCAGAGTATTGAAGTGCATCAAACAGCACTTGGCTGAAATCTGTAGTTCTCATCTGATAATGGTTCCGTCAGCGGTAAATATGGCTCCGTTAACGCAAGCCTTTTTAGCGTAGTTCTTTACAGCGGTTTCTGGGTTGTCTCGTAAGAATTCACGCATAAATGTCTTGTCCTCCCAGCATTCATAACCAAGGCGTTGACCCCAGTAATGCCACGCTTGAACAGGAATAGATGCGATTTTCTGTCCGACACCTTCTATGGCTTTGTTTTCATTGAAGCGGTCAAAATGTCCAGACTGTTTCGCAACAGCCCTTGCCTTGACCTCCTCCTGTCTCCAGCCACGGATAAGTTCCTCCGACACCCTCTTTTGAAGATGCGGAGGAACCACCTCAGCCAGACTCCGTATAAAGTCTGACATCCGTTAATTAAGCGGTGAAGTCGAAGACACCGAACGCCAGCGGGTTGTAGACGCAGAGGCCAGCAACGGCTTCGATGAGGCGAGCCTCACCACCACCAGCGTTAGGCAGAGCGGTCACACCAGCGACATTGCCGCCGTAGCGAACTTCAACTTGGTCGAAAGGAATGACATAACCAGCGAAGGTGTTGCCAATACCGCTTGACACACGGAGGAAGTGCGAAGGATGCAGACGAAGTTTACCGAAGTCGCCTTCAAAGACATCGACAGACGAGATGTACGAAGCGGCATCAGACTCTCTGTTGAGGGTGCGGATGGCTGTCATCGGGGCTGTGCCTGTGCCTTGGGTTGTGGTGTAAGCGAGGTTCGTGAACGCTCTCTTGAGGGCAGAGCCGCAAAGGAGGTCGAAGTCACGATACTGGCCTGTCTGTGTGTAGATGCCTGTGAGGACATTCTGCACGACAGTTTCGGTCAGAGCCGCTGTGCCAACAGTCGAGCGGTTAGCAGAAGGCGTGGCGAACTGAGTGTCATAAGGCAGGACTGTATCAACAGTCGCTGTCGGCTGGAGCCACTTGTCGAGACCACGGGTGATGTAAGGAACTGTGCCGTTATCGAGTTGGGCTCCCTGCGTTCCGCAGAAAGTGGACTCCATATCACGCTTGAGGGCTTGGATGCCCTTGGCGACATTGTTCGCCAGTTCGTCACGCACACCAGCGACTGTGGAGATATCCTGTGTCAGAGGAGACACACGGACGGCTCTACGGAAGATTTGGATGTAGTTGCTGAGTTCAGCACGATAGACATTGGCTCCATCCTTGACATAGTTTTCATAGGAGGTGACATCCGTGCCATCGACTGTGCCAGTTGTCTTGGGAGTCGGGAGTCTGTCGGCTTGCCATCTGAAAAGGGTATTGCCAGGTTTTGAGCCCTTCTTAGCCATCGATGTGAAAGGAGTATCCTTGGCATCGACCAGCGAGATGAGGTCAGCGAGTTCTTCTCTCTTACCAGATGAGAAGGAAGGTTCTGTGAGATTTGCCATAGTAGTATATAGGGTTTAGATTACAGGAATCGGTTAGCGATAATAGATTGAAGGTCGTCTCGGTTACCAGTAGCACCAAAACGCTTTTGGGCTTCACGAACCTTTGCCTCGCTAGGAGGAACATAGGCTGGCGTTGCTGTACGCTTTGGCTGGGCAGGTGCTGTTTTGACGGGTGTAGCAGAACGCTTGGAAGACTCTCTGGTCTTCACGCCTCTGATGTAATCGCCTAGCACCATCTTATAATCTGGAAATCTGGTAATTTCTGGAAAGTGTTTGAGGAAGGATTCGGCAATCTGCCGCTCGCTAGAACTCTTGTCTTTCCACCACGGATATTCCTTATGAGCCACTTGTTCAATCTGAGCATACTGCTCGATATACTTGGCTCTTGCTGGAAGATGTTCTTCAAGAGCATCAAGGGCTTTAATCTTGATTCTTCTGATATCTTCAGCGGAGTAATCCGTATCATTACCATCTTTGTCAGTTACAGTTGCACCATCGGGGTTCATCTCGCACCAGCGTCTGATTTGCTTGGCTTGTTCAGCCTCACGGCTAACTTCGTCAATAGTCTTAAGGTTGGTGTACGGGTTATCGGACTTAGGAGTTTGTGCTGGCTTTTCAGCCTCTTGCGACAATCGCTCAACTTCAGCCCGTAACTTTTCCACTTCTGCTTCCGCTTCTCTCCGTTTGGCAGAGAGTTTATCAATGCGTTTCTTTACACCCTTTGGCAGTCCACGCTCAAGTTCATCATCTTCAGACTTGGTTTCTTCGGTTTCCTCGGAGTCTTCTGACTGTTCTTGCTCGCTTTCTGTATTGGTTTCCTGTGAAAGAACTTCACTATCTTCTTCGGAGGTCGCTTGACCCTCCGTCTCGGTCTGTTTCTGGGAGTCCGAATCCTCCACTACTTCCTCACCTCCTAGGAAGGACTTACCAATGATATCGGCAAGTTTTGTTTGGTCAAAGGCTGAGGTAGTGCCTTCGTTTGTCGTGGGGTTATTTGATTCCGTCCCAAGGTCGGATTGATTTTCTGTATTCATTAGAGAAAGGTCTAAAGTCCTATATTTTTATAGCAGGGTTTTATAGTCCCAGAACTAGTGGCAAAATCTTTTATTTTTATGCGTAAGCAAGTTCAAACTACAGTTTGTACCATTTTCGCACGAAACATCACTCTGGAGGTCTGCCTAAATCCTTCAGAACCGCATCACGGGTTGTTAGCAAGACTGCTTTGAATGAAGTCAACGCCTCTGCTCGTCCACAATGATAAGCCCTATCTTCTCCTCTGTTTTCCTTCTGAAGAGCATATGCCGTTTCAGATTCTATGGAAGCGTCAATCAACATAAGCGTTGCCTTCCAAAGAGGAGTATCTTTGTCGAATGCGAAGCCGTGAATGATTTCTTGTGGTAGCATAAATTACATTCCCATCTGGGATTCTTGTTCTTTCTGCATCTGCTCCGCTTGCTGGAGTTGACCCTGCAACGCACCAGCGGCTTGTTCTCCGACAGGTGTAACGCCTGTGCGTCCAATCTGCTTGTTCTGCTGTTGGCTGACTGACATCTGGAGATTCTTGATGTAGTTTTCCATCAATGCTCTGAAGTGTTGGTCTCCTTGCATCTGTTGTTGAGCCTTCGGATTCTTGCTCATAATGTCTTGGAGATACTGCAACTTGGTCTGTGCGGTTGGGTCGTTCTCGACATAGTTCGCTTCGTTACCAAGCATCATAAGGCCGATATCTGACTGGATGTCCTTATAAAGCAATTGAGACGCAGAAGCCTGTTCAACAATCAAGTCCTTAGCCTTGTCTGGGTCGATGGCTTCGATAGCCGCACGAACCAACTTGCTCTTGTCGATGACACCAGCGGAATCCAGAGGCATAACGAACTGCATAATAGCCTGTAACTTTTGCATCACAAAGTCTGTGTCGATTTCACGGACATCGTACTTAATCTGGAAGTCGTATTGATTTGAATTAGCCGACATATTCGTAGCCATCGGCTTGTTGGTGATTGATTCGATTTCAGC